AATTACTCTAAACTGTCAGGACGAAGTAAGCGAGGCACACTTGGGGGTGATGGAGATAATAGGTAGGATACTTATGTATCTTATACTAGGTGTTGTTGCTATGTGGCTTGGCTATGTAATTAGCATGGCTGTAATTAATACTGTGTGTGATTGTATAAGAACAGGGCCAGAAGACATTGTAGAGTGGATAAAAAAAGAGGGGGCTTAATTGCCCCCCTTTATTCTATTGGATTTGGGTCTGTCTCTCTGACATCTTTTTCTATGGCACTTTGATATGACTTACCTAAGTTGTATAAGTCTCTGTAATTATAGCCAAACTCTGTTTCAGGTTCACCATATACTCTAATGTAATGTTCTTTTGCTTTTGTCTTATATACTGCTGGAAGTCTATTGAACAACAATGCATCACGTGGACTAAACCCATATTTTTTAACAAGTATATCTGTAGACTTTTGTTTTCTTAAAGCACCTGTTACTATTTCTTTAAACTGACGCAACTTTGTTTTTAACATTTTAGCTTGCAGTTGAGGGTTTTTGTTCTTTGCCTTATACTTGTCACTTTTAATATAAGGTATTACTTCATCTTCCATAAAGGTATCTAGCAATGTAGCATAGGTTTCATTATACTCAGGTATTTCAGTTCTACCACCGTAAACATCAGAGCGTCTTATACGAAGTCTATCTAATTCTTTTTCAAGAACATTCTTACGCTCTCTCTTTAACATACCAGTAGTCTGTCTGGTAATGGGTGTTATTCTTCTTTCTAAACCTTCTTTTGTTGCTGGCTTACGAGGTGGTGGTGCTTTATATTTTTCACCGGTAAATGGACTTGTAATTCCAACTTCCTCAAGCTTTTTTTCTATTGCAAAGTTACCGGGAATACGAGATAGAGATTTGTTTATAAACAAAGACATCATGTCTCTGCTTTCTAAATCTCTTGCAATTCTTTCATCATCAGGTGATAAAAACGTGTTGTATAAATCTTGTCCAAAGGTTATAGGTATGGTAAATGTGCTTACAGTATTAGCAGCCCACTCTGTTATTATTTTAGCACCTACTTCAAATTTTGTGTCGCCTGATTCACCAATTATTTCCTCTGCCAATGCATCTAATGTGTACAATCCCATACCAGTTCTAAATTGAGTTCCTGTAATAGCCTGTAAAGCATCTGTAACTAAACTCTTATCACCTTTAAATATTTGAGGTTCACCTAATACATTTTGTCTATATGTTTTTGCTATTAAATCACCAAAAAAAAGAAACGGTGCTGCAGGAAAGAATGGACGTAAATCAAAGGTTCTTCCATCAGGCGTTCTACCCTCATACCAATTTTCACCCCCAAAACCCAAATATCTGTAAGTAGCTGCACCCAGTAAGAATCCTGTTCCTACAAGACCCTTTGCAGCATTTTCATACGATGTTATAGTTTCGTCACGTGACATGCCAACTAAAGGCTTATACACATTTAGTATTTCTTTTCTTGCAGCCCTTGAACCCTTTTCAAAAGGATTTAAAAAATATACAGGCGAATATTCGTAAGTGTGTCTAAGGGCATTTATAATAAATCTAGGAAATGGCATAATTCCAGTTCCAACAAAGGGAACTCTATGTATAGCATTAATAAGTGTTTTGCCTAGAATATCATCTGGTTGCTTCTGATAAGTAAAGTATAAAGCTTCATCTATTGCTTTGCTTAATGTCTCTTGACCACTCTTGCTGCCAAATACATCATTAAATCTGCCATTCTTAATTATCTCAACAAGATTAAAATCATCCTCAGTTGGGTTTCTTCCGAACTTTTTACCAAACTCTTCAAATAGTTCTCTGTCTTGCAAAACTTTTGAGTATTGCTCATTAAGATTTCTTTTTAAATTTCCTATCAAAGCTGCTCTTTTAAATATATTATCTGTAATAGTATTTAAAGCATTTAACTGACGAGACGCATTACCTAAACGTGTCATCTTATTAGGTACGGCTGATGTATCTCCAATATCTTGAAGCATCCTAAACAATCTAGTTGCTTCTTTTTGAAAACCCATAGCAAAAATGTTTTCTATAGCTACAGCTTCTTTGTGATTTGTTAATGCTCCAAATACCGCAAAGATATCATCTTGTCCAGCAGCAGTTATTTTTTTTCCTGTAGCCTTTCTAAGACCTACGTCAACTGCTCTGGTTATTGTGTCAAATCCAACTCTAGCTGCACCAGAAACTACGTTACGCACTGTGGTTGCTGTCTGTGATGTCATAAAGGCAAGACGTGCAGCATCTACTTGTCTAGCTACACCTATTTCCTCTACATAAGCACGTACATCATTTTCATCTACGGCTTCTCTAGCACGTTTAGCCGCTTCTCTTACTTCTATATCAAAGCCAAATAAGTCAAAATCAGCTATGCCGTCTAACGCCCTACTAAAGTTACCTAACTTTGCTTTTAAGTCTACTTTAGCCTGACCCATTTGCTGCAGAAGTCTGGCTGAATCAGAAACATCAGCCATGATAACATTAGCCAAGTCATCAAATGTAAGATTATATTTTACCAGAGTATCATCAAATACCTTGCCAACTTCTTTTGGCATATTTTTTTCATCAAGACTTTTTAAAACACGATGTATACCTTCAGTTATTCTCTCACCTTTTTGAAGACCACCTTGTGTAGCTAGTATGTCTGTAAGTGCAGCAGTTACCTGCTTCATCTTTTCTGGTTGTACGGCTAAACGTATAGGCGAATCTATACCAGATGTTTCTGCAGCCTCACCTAAAATTTCTTTACCTTTTGCAACAGCCTCTTCATTTAGTCTGTTTAGGTTTTGTTCTACAATGTTAAAGCCATCAGTATTTTTTTGTTTTGATGCGTCAGCGGCACGATTAGCTTTATCTACACGCTTCTTAATAGCTTCTTGAGATATAGTAACAAGGTCTTCTGTGTTTCTTTCAATATAGTCTACAGCTTTTTTCTTTATCAACACTCCGCCAGCAGCAACGGGTAAAGCAGTTGCTATTCCAACAGCCAATCCTGTTTGTGCAAGAGAATACTCATCCTGAACATCTGCTTCCATAAGTGCTTTTTGTGCGGATATATCACCAGCTAAAGCTGCAGTTCCTTCTATTGCAGCAGTAGTAGCTAATGACCTTACAGGTGTTTTAGTTGCTTCTGCTAAAGCCCTACCAATAGCAAGCTTCGCAGTTGTTTGACCTATGATGCCAGCAGCTTTACCAGCACCCGGTAGCAGTATACCTGCATACGTAGATGGTGCTTGTGCAATACCTGCCGCATAATCAAGAAAAGCGGATGGCGCACCCCCACTCTCGTAGAAAGCTGGAAGTGCATCAAACGCTTGATACAGTTTTCTATAATCTTCTAATTGTTCTTGTTTGCCATCTGTCTTGAGACCACTTACGTAGCCCCAATCCCCAGCAGCAACCATTTCATTTACATTAAACTCACGGAAGTGTTCAATAGTCTCGTCAATAGCTTTTTCTGCAGTAGGATTGTCGTATCCTAAATGGTCTTTAGCAAACCTAACTGCTGCTTGTCTAAGTTCAGGAGACTCTTGGAATTTAGAGTAAGTGAAATCTTCTTCTATTACAGGCGCATCATCTTTTTTTACATTAGTATATAGATGATTAAATGAGCCAGTGCTAGGTTTTTTGGTATTTTCATTTGTATAGAGATGGTCAAAAGAACCCATTATCTACCTCTAAAACTATAGCTTTGTACTACTGTTGGGTTTTCTTGAACTTCTTGCTGCATACTTTGCACTTCACTATATAATTGTTCAAACAAAGCTTCACTTGCATTTGGAGAACTCATAAAATCTTCTTTAATTTGTGCTTTTGTTGCACCACCTGTTATCATTTGTCCTATAAGAAGTTTTGCTTCATTTGCTTGTATTGTGCTTTGAGATTCAGGTACTTTAGTTTCACTTTTTTGAGTTACTTCAGCAACGGTATTAGTTTCTGCAGCATTTTCTTTAACTACACTTTCAGCCTCTGTTTCAGCCCTAGAAACTTGTAGATGTGCTTCAATAGCAGCCATTTCTTCAGGTGAAACGCTATCCTTATAATAGTTTATTATATCTTGCTCTTTACTTTTTCTCCACTGTGAATATAATACATCATCTGAATACGTTATTGCACCATCAACTATTGTTACTCCAGTTTTACTAACCCCTTCATCCATAGCAGCACTTTTGTAATAATTTTCTACGCTTTTTCTAGCTTTATCTAAGGCATCTAAACCTACTCTACCACCAGATGCTGCTCTTTGTGCATTTCTTAAATTCTCAAGTGAGTTTGATATAGCTTCTGCCTGTGGTGAACCTTCAGGCACTCTAGCAAGCTGTGTCGTAAGCATTTCTTTTGTAGCATCTACAGATACATCACTACCCTTCAATGATGGGTCAACTTTAATATCTGCATATGTGACCTTCTGTGCTGGTACATCTTCTGGTACAAGACCCATAGCTTCCATTTGCTGTCGCCTAGATGCAAATCCTGCAGCAACTTTCTTGCCCATCATACCCGGTCCTGTTTCAGAAGGAATACCAAATCCTTCAGCAAACTTTACAGGGTCTCCAAATGATGCTGCATACTCTTTAGCAGTCATTTCTGATGATTCAAAATCTTCTGGCATTGCAGAGATATATCCCATCTCTTGCAAGTTACCACCAAAGTTAGTTATCTGCTTTGCACCGTTAAGCCAATCAGTAGCATTATCTACTGTGCCTAATTTATTATAAATAGCAGCAGCTTGGTCTAGGCTAGTTACACCATTAAGTGCAGCAATCTCCTTAATAGTATCTTCTACTAGCTCTGCCTTTGCTTCTTCTTTATCTCTTTTTTGCCAATATCTTTTTGTGTGCGTATCCCATGCCTTATCGACCATAAGCTCGACACGCTTCTTACGGGTATCAATGTCATCAGCTACTTGTTCAGCTACACCGCCTAATACTGCACCTAAATTAAACATTACTTCGCTCTCCTAGCCATTAACCCGGCAGGTTCTTCTTCAGGAATATCTTCTTCTACTGGCTCAGTTACTTCAGTATCTTCTGTTTCTTCTTGATTTCTAAGTTTGGTAATAATTTTATCTATTTTTACGGATGATACATCTTTTGTCTCAGGTACTTCATCACCTTTTACATAATCTATTTGAGCATTTACTGCAATCAATTCTAATATTTCCATAAGCACAGGCATAATTAGGATGCCCACATCAATACTATGCTTACCTTCCATGACACAACCAAGCTGCAAAGCATTAGCTATGGCAGACAAAGAGATACCCATTTCAATAACATCCAGTAACTCATCAGCATATTCTGGATTCATTAATCTTGGGATATAGAATTGTTCTAGTGCCTCCTCTGCAGTAGAAAACTCAGCAGGGTTTTGCCAAGGTCTATCACCAAAAGGAGAAGTTAAATGCTGACCCGGAATGGGTGCATCATGCACTACCTGTAGAATCTCTTCCATTATTCTTAATGTCCTCTTTCATAGAACGTAACTTTAAAACAATATCCATCATGCTATCCATAGAAGCTTCTTTAGATGACTTACTTGGCATAAGGTTTGTACGTTTTAAAAGACCACCAGATTTACCATTATCAGGTTTCTTTGGTCCTTTATTTTTTATACGAAGTTCCATTTGCTGTGAAGCAATCATAGCTGGGTTCATTCTATTTAGCATTAGAAAAATCCTCCACCGAAGCCACCTGTAATAAAGCTCCCTATTATTTTACCAAATGCTGCAGAGGATTGATAGTCATTTTTCATGTTTTGAATATTAGCATCTGAATCAGCAGCTAACTGCGCCCGTGCAAGTTCGATAACACGACTACGTTCATTCTCAGCAGATGTCCAAGCCCACTCCATCGTGTCACCATAGTAGTTCCACAAGTTGTTGTAAGCCTGATTTGATATACCTAATAAAGCTTGAGCATTTACTTCATTTGCTCTGTTTATTGCAGCAGTATCTGCTGTAGCTATCTGCCTACGCCAGTTTGCATTTGATTGTGCAATTACCATCTGGTTTTGTGCATTAAACTGGTCACGGTTATTATTCATCTCAGCATTAAATCGCTCAATAGTATTTCTTTGCCCTGCGTTAAATTGCTCTTGAGCATTTATCTGTGTTGAGTTAAACTGAGAAGCTTGCTGTGCTAGACTTGCAAAGAACTGGTCAACTTGATTTTGTGATGTAGCGTTAAATTGTCTAGCGGCATTTTCAGCAGCAGTATCTGTAAATAAAGATTGTACACGCTGCTGTGCATTGAACATGTTTGCTTGTTGTTGATTAGACAGGTTAGCCATGTCCATCTGTAAGAAAGACTTAGCATTTTGTACAGCAGCTTGCTGTCTATTACCTAAGTTAGAAAGGTCTAAGTTAGCAAGTGCAGAAGCCTGTGCAATAACCAAAGCTTGTTTATTACCTAAATTATTTAGGTTCATTGTATTAATAGCACGGCTATTTTCTAGCTGTATTTGCTGTTCAGCATTAAAGTTCTGACCAGCTATGTCTGCAACACGTGCAGCATTTTGTACTCTTGCTTGAAACTCTTGGTCAAACTCCTGACCTAAGAACCTAGCACGTTGTTCCGCAGCAAGCATTGCTACCTGCTGTCTGTTAGAGAGGTTTTGACCTTCAAACTGTGCTTGTATTTGAGCATCTGCCTGTGCAATCGGAAGTGATGCTTCCATAGCTGCTTGCACAATAGCCTGACCTGCTAGTGATGAAGCACCCAAACCACGAGCAGCCATTTGTGCATTAGCAACACGAATAGCACCAGCAGCCCATGCAGGTGGATTAGCACCTTGAAACTGTTGCTGTAGATTAGCCAATTGTCCCTGCACAGTTGCCTGTACACTTGGTGTGGCTGTAGCAGCTTGTGTCTGTGCTATTGACTGAGATATTTTTGCGGAGTCAACACCAGACCCACTAATTAATTCACCAGCTTGTATCTGTCTTTGTACAGGATTATTTATTAATTGTGCATTACCTTGTGCAGCTTGTAAATTGCCCACTGAAGATGCAGTTTGTTGAGCAGCAGTTATCTGTGCATTTGGGTCATTAGGATTAGTCTGTGCAGCTTGTGTGGCGTTTAAAGCAGCATCTACGGCTGGTGCAGCCTGTGCAGCTTGCATAACATTAGCTTGTGAAGCTTGAACTACGCCTGTTGTAGCTGTACCTGCTTGTGCTGTTGGAATAGCTACCTGACCAGTTAACTGACCTGTTTGTTGTGCAATGTCTTGACCTACTGTGGGTGTAACACCTACCACTTGAACCTCAGCACCAGACGGTAATCCCGGCTGAGAAATCATATCAGCAGATACTTCACCTATAGATTTACCAGCAGTTGATTGTTGACCGGGAGCAGGTGCTGTAGGTAATACAGGATAGGGAGAGGGAGCGTTTGTTGATGTGATACCCGGAATATTCACAACAGGGCCAGTAGGAGGATTTACACTTAAAGTAGTTGTAGGGCCACCGGGCAACCCGGCTTGAATACCACCACTTCCACCACCCGGAAAAATTGTGCCACCTGTACTCATCTGAACAGAGCCAGCACGTGCATTTCTTCTACTAGACATTTCTTTATTCTGAGTATCTAGTATAGAAAGCATACCCTCAAAGGTTTTAGCTGCCTGTGGATTAGACTGAACATAAGACTGAAAACCAGCCATATCTCCTGTATACCCAATAGATTTAGCCATAGCACGTTCTAATTGTTCAGGTATTTGAAGCATTTAATCTGCATCCTGTATTGTGTTACCTTTAGCTACCCACTCAAGGATGGCTGCGTAGTCTGTATTATCTGGGTCAAGGGGAACGCTCACTCCAACACCATTAATCGTGCAAGAAACCATACTATTCTCACCGTCCACACCAGCTATGTATTTTGCATTTGCTATGATTTTTTTCTCAATCATTTACATCTCCGCTGCTGCCTCTAAGTATGCTTGATTTAGGTGCGAGAAATGAGTGTCTGACCCGCCAGAGCCGTCTATAGGGGCGTTAAAGCCGTCTATAGCTCCGTAATTGGCGGCTTGATTAGATGCAGTCGCACCAGTGCTACCGTTTCTTACATTGTAATTTGTAACAGTTGGGGCGGCTCTCATTGAGGGAATGAGTTGAACATAAATACTTGTGCTTCCTGTGTAAGCATGAAAGCCACCATAATAGCTAGTGCCTGTAATATATTGATAATAACGTCTGCACTTGGTTAAGGTGGTTGCATAGTCCTCGTGTTCAAATGCTGTAGCTACATCTCCTACTTCAAGCTGTATTCCTGTAATAAAAAATTCACCTGTCTGTGCAGCAAAATTTACCGCATCACTGTGTTGAAAATCATCAGTTGCAGAGTAAGCACCCCACCCTGTGTGTGG